CCCGAAGACCGTTTATTTACAGGAGTATACTTCTCTCCTGCCCCGGACACGTTAGGCAACTGGAGGCTTTCCAGTATTTAGCCGCCGCAACCCGATTACCGTCGCTTGAATGAAATGGTTGCGAAGCCATGATCTAAGGCGCCTGGACCAGGGACATAATAGAGAGGAATCTCATAGGAGCCATCCTCTTTCAGTCTCTGTATGTGGCAGTAATCAAGATCATTCTGTTCCCAAGCACGAGGCCAAATCAGCCAAGGCAGCACAAGGGGTGAGTGATAATCTGTCTTACTTCTCAGATATGCTTCTGTTTGTAGCTGTTGTTCTACTGTTACACCGAACTTCTCTTCCATCAACAGCCTGGTTTTCATTCCCACAGGTTTAGGAGAAGGCACTTTATCTAGTACTTCTGTGTACAATTGTCTTGTGTACATATCCATTCTCCTATCGGTTTGCAAAAATTGTCTCAATTGGTTGTTTGTGCGGGTACTTGTGGCTCTCATTCCGTATCTACCTAGTTCCTGGATAATAGGGCATCCAGGATACTGGTAAACCAGTGACAACGCCTTGCATCTTAACAAGTCCTGCATCCTTGAACGTTTAACCGCCGAGTACTTTCCATCAACCCACCCAAAGTTCGCTAAAACCTTGAGCGGATCTACAATGTTCGTCAGCTCCTCAGGATCGAAGATCATTCCACAAAAACTAGCCGTAGTCACAGCCTTGTGGATCTCAATCTTACAATTAAAACCCAATTGCTCATAATCCTCTAACGTCGTTTCATCTCCGTTCATGTATCCAATGAGATCATCCCCTTCGACAATGGCGCGCACTTTTTCAGGGGGGAGGCTGAGGTCTTTTAATGTAATGTGGCCCTTCTTATATGCAAGAAAATAGAATACACATATATTCGTGAAACCATTTGACAAGGATGTATCCATCTCGCCAGACATGCGACAAGCTTCAAGTATGGTTGTAAACCACTTGAACTCGCAAACATTGGTTCCATTTGTGTAGTACTTCATTCTACTTTCAAGTTTTCCTTTTAGAAATTGCGTCATGTGCTCAAAAAGTATGTTTTCACACGCTTCCATCAACTCCTTCCTAAATGATGACTCAAAGCTAGAATAATCCGTAGCAATGAATTTGGTCGCATCATTGGTGAAGAACTCAGCTAAGAAAGCCGCACGTTCAGCAACAGGAACATGTTTAATAAATTCAGGGTTGTTATACACCTCATGTTCTATTGCAGCGCACAGCGGGCCAAACAACACTTTCATGTAGTCTGACCGGGCAAAAATTCCACGCCCATGCTTTTTCTCAGTATAAGTTTCTCTCTTCATAAAGGATTTAACCTTCAAGTATTTCTTAGGTAAAGAGCAATGTTTTTCGCATAATCGGTAACCTCAGGATCGAAGGGAATCTGGTCATATACTGCACGCAATTCCTCCTTTCTCCAATCTGGGTAGCCCTTGCTTTCAATCCATGAATCAAAGCCAAGATCAGCGTCAGGTGACAAGGGTCCCAGTCGCGCTTTTACGAACAACTTTACGAAGTCCTTAAATTCCTGCAACCTGACTGGATTGGGCTCCGGAAGCTTAGCACCAATCCTTTTGACAACCCCATCGAGCATCGTGAATGGATCGTTCACATCGGGGTGTGGTAGAGACACGCCCACCACGTGGGCACCAGTTGAAGCCTGCATCGGGAATCGTCCTACAGTCTCTACAAAATTCTTGTGTAGGATGATTTCAAGGTCCTTAGGCTCCTTCAAGGGCAGATACGAGTCCCTACTCCTATATCCGTACTTGAAGAGCCTCTTGCCCGACTGGCCGCCCTAATAACTGGCTGATGAGAGCATCCTGTTCTGGCGCCAATTGTTTGCGATATGCTCACAAAACCTAATGGTGTCCGAACGGGGATTTTTGTACACGCTGATTGGTTCTTGGTAAACCGTTTTGAGCACAGGTACGATGTAGTTTAGGCTGACATAGTGAAAAACAGCCGCTAAACCTGGGATACGAATACTAGTCATACGAGGCAATTCAACTCCGCTTGGTACATTGGTAGTGTACATTTCCGGTATTGGCTCTAAGGAGTTACCCAATTCCAGTTGCTGAGACTGGGTTTGGTAATATGCAGAAGAGCCCTGCTGACTAAAAGTAAATTTGCTATCACGAACTCGAGTAACATGGAACCAATCATACTTGTCAATATTGACATTGTGATAGTTCCTCACAGCGGAATTCAACCTTAGACTTACTGTGGCCATATCAATATTTGGCGAATCAGTGCCTCCATGCAAAAGTTGAACCATAAGTTCGAGTGAAACAAACAACGACTCCCGACGGTGGTAATAAAAGGGCATGAACCAGAGGTGAAACCACGGTACCATAAAATCACTAGTGACAACCGCCATGTAGGGATCGTGATGTTTTAAGTCACTCAACCCATTCATGTCATTGCGGCAATCAAAGAGCTCACTAGTAGGAACTGGCTTCCCATCCTTATCACACAAAACCACCACATCACCGACTTGCATCTCATGCAACTGTGTGTACCTTAGACCCAGTACACACCCCGTGAGGAAAGCAGGAAAGAAAATTATGAACATAGTATATCCAAAGGCCCCAAAAATAGACAAGAACCTAAAGAAAAACAGAACAAACTGGGGCACGAGTAGTGACTGAGCATCCAACATAGTCAACAAACCTGGCATCACTTCTGTGACCTGACCACCGACCAAGTGTGTGGCAGCCATAACAACACGCCACGCATCAATAGTCAGGAGGAAGTTCAACAAAAATGTGACAGCATAAGTCAACATAATTTGGTCAGGAGAACCCCTGACTTCATTTGTCACCACTCCATACTTCCAGACATTCTTATTTCTGTTCTGGAAGACCAGTCCAGAGGCCGACCCCGTGAACCGTTGCTTCCACCGTGCGATATTTGCCGACTTCGTGGCGTCTGCCAAGGCTTTCGCTTCGGCTTCTGCCTTTTTCTTCTCCCTAAGAGCAGCATCTTCGGCTTCCTTACGCTTCTGTTCAGCATCGCGACGTAATCTTTCTTCCTTCTTCTGATTGACCTCAGCGAGGGCCTCCTCCCTCTCTGCTTCCATAGCCGCAAAATCCTCAGCTACTCCCTTGGCGGCAAGAACCTGATCGTTCCATACCTCCATGGCTTCATGCGTGTCCTGGACAGCGCTCGAAACAGCCTTGACCTGATATTTAGAACCCTTCTCCTGCTTAGCCTGATAAGCTAACCCACTCGCGGACTTACAGTCACGTGCCTTATGCCCTGAGGCATGACACTTATGACAAGTACCATTAAATGGGGGCCCATCTCCCTTGCTGTTTCCGGATCCCAACATACCGATCGAGGCTTGACCATGATCAATCTTCCTCACCAACCTCCAACCCTTGCGTTCCCCGAACTGGTCATAAACCGGAACTCTTCGGTATTCGCAAAGATTGTAGGAGCCACTGACATCATCTTCAGGTGACAGCTCTATGTCAACCTTCCTCTTCCGTGACTCCTCGTCCACCTGCCTTGCAGTGTAGACGTCAGCATCAAATACTGGAGCTATAACTCTCCAATACGCACCAGCTTGTACTACAGGTGCTATAACTACTGGCGAAGGGCCAGTAGGATCCACGTAAATTCGTTGAAATATGCGCGGTGTGTCCATTTCATGACCTCTCAGTCCCCATTCAATTCTAGTATAGCCAACTGCAACTGTCGCAGTCCTCATGGGGCAATTTACCTACACTGTTACTTATCGCACAGCTTCGACATCCAAAATCCACCAACAGATCCTCCCCTGGGGAGAGTTCAGCCTCGACTTACGCTAACGACGCTGCGATTGGTTAAACAACTCCTTACCTGATTCTCAAATTGGTGGTGAACTCTACAACTAAATGCTACCTCGCAGGCTGTTCCGTTGATTAAAGCACAAGAGGACATTAGATCATGTCCAACATGTGCACCAGACTGCTATGGTGTTGGTACTGCCTTGTAACTACAGTTCGAGCCAGAGAGTAAGCTCAAACGGGCGGGATTTTAACCCAGG